AAGCACCAGGACATGAACCGTTAAAAATAGCTTTAGTACATGTTAAAGCAATATTAGACAGAAAAAATGACGGAGAAAAATTAACATCTGTTGAATGCCATGATATGATTTGTCATTTAGCTGATGCTGTATTGTCAGGAGGAATCAGAAGAGCAGCTTTAATTGCTTTATTTGACTTAAATGATGAAGATATGTTAACATGTAAGTTTGGAAATTGGTGGGAAATAAATCCACAAAGAGGAAGAGCAAATAACTCAGCAGTGTTACTTCGTAATAAAATAGACAAAGAAACATTCCTTAACTTATGGAAAAAAATTGAAGCATCAAACAGTGGAGAACCAGGATTTATTTTTACAAACGATAAAGACGCAGGTACAAACCCATGTGCTGAAATTAACTTAAAAGCTAATCAATTTTGTAATTTAACAGAAATTAATGCTTCTGACATTGACTCACAAGAAGAATTTAACGTAAGATCAAAAGCAGCCGCATTTATAGGCACACTACAAGCATCATACACTGACTTTCACTACTTAAGAGATGTTTGGAAAAAAACAACAGAAAAAGAAGCATTACTAGGAATAGGAATGACAGGTATAGCGTCAGGAAATGTACTAAAACTTAACATGAAAGAAGCAGCTAAAATAGCTTGTGAAGAAAATGAAAGAGTAGCAAATATTATAGGAATAAATAAAGCAGCTCGTGTAACTACAGTTAAACCATCAGGCACAACATCTTTAGTATTAGGAACATCAAGTGGCATTCATGCTTGGCATAGTGAATATTATATTCGTAGAATTCGTTTAGGAAAAAATGAAGCACTGTACACATATTTGTCAATATTTCATCCTGAATTATTAGAAGATGATTTTTTTAAACCAACAATTCAATCCATTGTAAAAATACCTCAACAAGCTCCAGAAGGAGCCATCACAAGAAAAAATGAATCAGCAATTAACTTATTGGAAAGAATAAAGTTAATAAACCAAAAATGGATAAAACCAGGTTATAGAAAAGGTGCAAACCAACATAACGTTTCAGCTACTGTTACAATCAAAAATGATGAGTGGGATGATATTGGAGATTGGGTATTTGAAAATAGAGAATACTTTACAGCATTGTCTTTCTTACCATTTTCAGATCACACATACACTCAAGCACCGTTTGAAGACATTACAAAAGAACAATTTGAAGAAATGGTAAAACAATTACATGAAATTGACTTAAGTAAAGTTGTTGAATTAGATGACAATACATCATTAATGGAAAGCGCAGCTTGTCAAGGTGGAAGCTGTGAAGTTACATAATATATGCTTGAAAAAATTAGTTCGGCTTTCGAAATTCTTTAACATATATTTAAGTAAACAAATAAATAAAAAATATGCCTTTAAAACCACAATCAATTCGTAAGGGAGCTAGTATTACTGTAAATGGTAGTAAAGCAGAAAAAGAAGAAGTAATTGAATTAAGTAAAAGTTGGACTGATCAACAGTTATTGTTTTTTAAAAAACTACTTCAACAGGGAGGTTCAACATCATTTAATGGAATATCCTTTAGGGTTACTTTAAAAGATAAAATAGTTACATCTGCAGGTTTAAAAGACACAGGTATAATAGTATATCCGGGATTAGATTCAAAATATTAAAATGAAAAAATATTTATTTCCAACGCTGATAGCATTTTCAGCATTAGCCGTAAGTGCAACTGCTGCTTTTTACTCAATAACCGGTTTGTCAAAATTATTTATAGGGGCTAGTTTTGCAGTTATAATAATGGCTGCATCTTTAGAATTAGCTAAATTAGTAATTGCATCTTATTTATATCAATATTGGTCAAAAACAAATGTTTTACTAAAAATATACTTAACAATAGCTGTACTTGTGTTAATTTTAATTACATCTGCTGGCATATATGGTTTTTTAAGTTCAGCATATGAACAAACGGCTTCGAAAAATATAGTAGTAGAAAAACAAATTGCTGCTTTAGAAAATAAAAAAGTAAGATACTTAGACACTAAAGAATCTTATTCTAAAGAAAAAATAGAAACAACAAAAAATACATCAGAATTAAGACAAGCCTTATCAATAGGAAGTATTACTCAATATAAAGATAAAGAAACAGGTCAAATTCTTAACATAGCAAATAGTGGCAACAGAAAAGCATTTGAAAAACAACTGGAAAACACCCTTAAAAAAGACTCAATGCTTGATGTTAAAATAAACACAGTAAATGATAGTATATTTAGTTTAGAGTCTCAAATACTTACTTCTCAATCTAAAGCAGAAATCTCGGGTGAATTAGGTCCTCTAAAATACATAAGTAAACTATTGAATGTTCCTATGGACAAAATCATAAATTGGTTTATTTTAGTTATAATATTTGTATTTGATCCATTAGCTGTAAGTCTAATTATAGCGGCTAACAATGCTTTTAATAAAATTAAATTACCCCAACAGTTAGCAATATACAATGAAAAACCAATTGTTGAAGTGCCTATTTCTCAAAGTGTACAAATACCACAAATTCCAACATATCTTGAATCTTTAAAAAGTATTTATCAATATGTTCCACCTGTTTTTAAAAAGAAAAAAGATGATGATGATGTAAAAACATACTAGGCTTATAGAATTTAATAATTTATATTTAAAATAAAAGTTATGATTAAAATATCCCATGAAGTTCCTTTATGTTTGTTAAAAGAAAGTTTACTCTTTAATGATGTAGATTACTGTTTGCCTCATTTAATGGATGAAAATGAAGAATATAAACAATTTTTTATTAAAGCAAAAGCAGATGGTCGTTACATAATGATGGATAACAGTTTACATGAATTAGGACAACCATACAGTAAAGAAAGATTAATATACTGGCTGCAAACACTTCAACCAAATGAATTTTTTGTTCCTGATTATTGGGAAAATAAAACAGACTCAATAGTCTCTGCTAGAGAATGGTATCAATATCAAAATAATTTACCTAACACGTTGTTTATAGCAGTTGTTCAAGCAAAAGAAATACAAGACGCTGTAGAATCTTATCAAATATATAAAGATTTAGGATATAAAAAAATAGCATTTAGTTATGGAGCATCATATTATAATGATGTATGTCCCCATCCAAATAAAAATTTAGGTAAAGCATTAGGTCGTATTCAAGTAATTACTAAACTACATGATTGGGGAATAATAAACAAAACTGATTCAATACATTTATTAGGTTGTGCTTTACCTCAAGAGTTTGGATGGTATAAAGATATGCCTTTTATTACATCTATAGACACTTCAAATCCAGTTATGGCTACATTAGATGGAAAAGAATATGAAGGATGTGGTTTAATAGATAAACCTAAATCATATATGAATGATAATTTTTACATTGATAAAAAAAATATTAATTTAAATTTATTAAGTAGAAATCTAAGATTATTTAGAATAATAAATGGATTTAAAGTTTGGAATTTAGAAAAATAATTTATATATTTAATTAAATAAAAAATAAAAATATGGAAGAAAAAAACTTTGTATCATTGTTTGACTTTTTAGGAAGATCAGCAGGAAAAGATTTAGGTAAAGAAGTTTACACTAAAGCTAAAGAATTAAAAAAATCTATACAACAAAAAAATATTGTTACTAGTAAATACTCAGGTAAGGTAATGATGTATGAACATGATTTTTTAGTAGAATATTTTAAACCAAAAGAATCTCCTGTTTCTTTAAAAGTAGAGGAAGATGATGATTTACCATTTTAAAAAATAAAATATGAAACAAGCCGTATTAAGTTTAAGTGGAGGAATGGATAGTAGTACATTGTTACTTCACTTACTAGCTAATGATTACGAAATAACATGTCTAAGTTTTGACTATGGACAAAAACATAAAGTAGAATTAGAACGAGCAGTTGAATTAGTAAAATACATTAATAGTAAAGCTGATGAAACTAAATATAAATCAGAAACATCAGAAGTTATTATGCATCATTTTCCTAAAATTAAACATCAAATTATCAAATTAGATGGTTTAAGTCAACTGCTAGTAAGTGGATTAGTTGATAATAATTCTATGGAACTCAAAACAGGACATTATGCACATGAAAATGCTTTAACTACTGTAGTTCCAAACAGAAATGCTATATTTGCATCAATTACTTATGCTGTTGCATTATCTATTGCTAAAAAAACAGGAGAATCATGTAAAATAGCATTAGGAACTCACATGGGTGATTTTGATAATAAAAAACAAAGCGGAATATATCCAGATTGTTCAGAAGAATTTAAAATTGCTCTTGAACATGCATTTAAAATAGGTAATTGGGATTCTGAAAAAGTAGATTATTTTGCTCCTTATAATATTACTGATAAAACAGGAGTGTTAAAAGACGGAATTAAATGTTGTGAAAAATTAGGTTTAGACTATAAAGAAATTTATAAACGTACTAATACTAGTTATACTCCTATATTTGTTAAAGATGAAGAAAAAACAAAATTATTAGGACTAACAGAATCTACTCCAGGAATAGGAGTATGGTACAGTGATTACAAATCAGGTGCTAGTATTGAACGAATTATTAGTTTTATTATTCTAGGTTTGGAAGATCCAATTCAATATGCTGAAGAAGATGGAACATTAGTGTCTTGGGATTTTGTAAAAAACTATGCTATTAAAATAGAAGAAGAATTTACTGAAAAAAAATTCGATTTTCAATAGAATTTTCATATTTATAATCATGATACATTATGTTTATAAAATTACAAATTTAAAAAATCAAAGATATTATATAGGCTCTAGAACATTTTCTATACCTGAAAAAGATGAATATATGGGGTCTTCAAAAGTAATGAATAATCTTTATAATATTATAGGTAAGGATAATTTTAGAAAAGAAATTTTATTTAAATTTAAAACTCGAAAAGAGACCAATATTAAAGAACACGAATTAATTTGTTTTGGATTAGAAAATGAATCTGATCTAATATATAATCTTAGAAAATCCGGTTATAATATTGACAATAACATAAATATATTTAATAAAAGAAATGATATTTGGGGAGACTTTTACAATGAAATAAGAAATAAATATTCAGACGGGATAAGACCAAATCAATTATGTAAAATATATAAATGTGATAGAGGAACTATTGATTCTGTTATTAAGGATTTAATAATAAATAATAGATGGAGTGACGCATGGAAATTTGAACAAGAAATTATAAATAATTATAATAATAATTATTCTAGAAAATACTTAGCTAAAAAATACAAATGTGATATAGGGACTATTAAAACAATATTATTGAAAAATAATATAAAAGTTCGTTCTATGAAAGAACAAATAGAACTTAATAAGATAAATAATATCCCTACTAATAAAAAGAAAACAGTAGATTTATTTTTATTAAAAAAACTATATTCTACTCAGAATTTATCTTTAAAAGAAACTGCAAAAAAATTAAATATAGGGATAGATGCCTTAAAAAGAATATTATTAGAAAACAATATTCCTATTAAATCATATAAATGGGCAAATAAACAACCTAGACATAAAGCATGGAAATTAAGAGAGGAAATAAAAAAAGATTTAAAAAATATGTTAAAAAAAGATGTATTAAAAAAATATAATATTAAAGATTATTCAACTTTAAATAAAATCATTAAATAAATCTAGTTCTGCTATAAGTGAATACTGTAATGGGAAAAAGAAAAACAGCATATAAATACATTTGGAAATTCTAAAGCTAGGATTACAGTAAAATATTACTTATATTTAAAATAAAAACCAAATAAAAAACAAAAAATGAAACAAGTACTTTACTTTACAGCACAATGGTGCACAGCATGTCAAAGCATGACTCCAATTGTAGAACATTTAAAAAAATCAATACCTATAGAAAAAATAGACACAGATTATGATGTTTCTTACACAGAAAAATATAATGTAAAATCTATTCCAACAGTTATTGTTTTAGAAAATGGAAAAGAAATTAAAAGACACACAGGAAAATTAAACAATAACCAATTAAATACATTTATTAATGGCTGATTTTTCTAAACAATACTGTGAAAAATATATGTCTGGACTACCAGGTAACTTTGACATTATTGAAGTGTTTAATAAATTAAAAGAACATTCATCTGTTGATTTAATTTGTGAAGGATATGGTTTTGTATCTATTGGAAAAGATCAAGAACAATCTGAACCAATATTGTTATTTAGTTTTAGAATGGCTATTCAAGAAGGATACTGGAATGAACCATTACCAGAAAATTTAAACATAGATGATTATGTTTGGATTAATTATAATAAATTAAAATAAAAATTATGAATAAAGAAACAAAACACCCAAATGCTAAAAAACATTTACAATTATCTTTTGCTAAATCTTTAATCAGAATTTTAGCTTGTGGAGCTGGAATGTTTGGATTATATGATGTGGCGTTTATAGGATTAATTTTAGCAGAAATAGTAGGAATAAAAGAAGAACTAGTATGAATAAATTTCAATCAACAAAACTATTTGATGGATACAGCACTTGCTTTCGTCAATGGAAAGCAGAAGATACTCATTGTAAATTTTTACATGGTTATGGTATTTCATTTAGAGTATGGTTTGAAGGTGAATTAGACGAACGCAATTGGGTATGGGACTTTGGAGGCATGAAACGTGCTAAAGGTACTATTGGAGGAATGAATCCTAAAGTATGGATGGATTATATGTTTGATCACACTACAATTATAGCAGAAGATGATCCACAAATTGAATTTTTTAAAGTTATACATTCTAAAGGAATGATTCAACTAAGAATTATACCTGCTACTGGAGCAGAACAATTTTCTAAGTATATCTTTGAAAAGTTAAATGTCTTTGTAAAAGAGGAAACAGAAAATAGAGTAAAAGTAACTCAAGTAGAATTCATGGAACATAGTAAAAATACAGCAATTTATAAAGGAAATTAATTATGTGGACATCAACAACAACTTTCGGAGACGTAAAATTTAACTATATATTAAAATGAATGAAACTCTCTTCAATAAAGATTTTAATAAGAGAACAGTTAAATTTACTGAAGAAATAAATCCATACTTTAAAAGAAACTACATTCATTCTTTAGACAAAGAACTTACCAACAACATAAAGAATATGTTAAAATCAGTTGATAGTGGGGATATTAAATTAGCTTTAGGCATATTGAATCATTGTAACTTAGATGATAAGCAAACGTTAGAGAATGTAAAAATGATTATAGAAGAAACAGAATGTTTCCTATGTTTTGATGTACTAGACTCAGGAAATGAAACAACATATTTAAATTTTACAAGTGCAAAATTATGACAAAAGATAAATTATTAATCAGCAGTGACTTCTACTCCGTTCAAGGAGAAGGAATATCATCAGGAGTACCTTCATACTTCGTTCGTTTAGGTTTATGTAACTTAAACTGTGGTATGTCAAGAAAGTTTACAAACAAACTATTAAAAGAAGCATCACTAGCAGATGGTGAAATATTTAAAGGTGACTTAGAATTAGAAGGTAAAGCATCTTGGACTTGTGATTCAACGTCTCAATGGTTGTGGAGAGGTGTAGAACAAGATTTCCAATACTTAATTGACCAATGGAAACAACAAGACATCTACAATGACATAGTAAATGGTACTATTCACATCATTTGGACAGGTGGAGAACCTACAATTAAAGGTCATCAAGAAGCAATTGTTAACTTTAGAGCATATTGGTTTAAACAAGAATATGATAAATTGTTTGCTAATCCTGGTGTTATTACCACAAAAGGAACTGTAGGAAGTTTTACTCCATTTGATGAAATTGAAACAAATGGTACTATAGTAATTGAACAACCACTATTTAGTATACTTGATCAAATCAACTGCTCACCAAAGTTATCTAACTCAGGTATGGAAGAAAAGAAACGTATAGTTCCTGCAGCCATTAAACGTATAATGGAACACGATAACTACCAGTTTAAATTCGTTATATCAACTGAAGATGACATTAAGGAAATGTTTCGTGACTTTGTAGAGCCGTTTAATATACCACTTAAAAACGTTGTTTGTATGCCTGGTTTAGACAGTCAAACTGACTTCCACGAACGAACTCAATTTTGTTTAGAAATGGCTAAAAAGTATAAGTTTAGAGGAATGACTCGTTTACACATTTCAGCTTGGAATCGTACATTAGACTGTTAGTTTTTAATAATCCCATAGATAACAATACTAATTTACTTATCTTATCTTATAATGACAATATTGAAGAAAAATTAAAAATATTAAACATACAATATGAAAAGAATACCAACACTAATTATAAAATGGCTTGCTAATAAATTAGGATTTAAAATAGCAATGATTAAAATTGGAGGAGAAGTACCTGGTCTAACAATTGACGGTGACAAGGAATTGCTTAGATATGTTGACATTACAGGATATGCTTTTAAAAAAGAACCTATTAAAAGAACATTTTCTAAAGTTGTAGAACCTAAACCTATTAAACCATTAACAGTTGAACAATTAAAAGAGTTAGGATTATAAAGTTTGGCTTACAAAATCTATCTTTATATATTTAAATAAAAAAATAATATGAAAAGATTAAAAATTTTTTTAAAATGGACATATTTAAGATGGCTAGTTAGCATTGATAAAAGAGCATATAAAAAACGCAAATTAAATATAGATGAAAGATTAATAAAAAATGTACTAATTAAAATAGTATCAAATCCTAAAAATTTAATTATTATATGTCCTTTGTCTAAAACTATATATCTTCAAACTGAAAATAAAGATTACACAATAGTACTAGGAACAGATATTATTAAAATTACCAATCATAAAATATTTATAGAAACGTCTACTGATTTTTTCTTTAATAAAGAACTATTTGAAATAGTTTATCATTATGTAGAAAAGTATAGAATAAATTTAGACAAAGAATTATTTAACAATGAAATAAATAGTCTTAATTATATGTTAAACCAGTTAAATCAAAATGAAAATGAAATACACCACTAAAGCAAATGAAAATACACCTCGTACAGCTGAGGAAATTGAAAGTATGATTAAAGAAGCATCTATTCATTATGGACACTTTTTAAAAGCAATGGGGTTTGACTACACAGCTGATAGACAAACTATTGACACACCTTTACGTGTAGCAAAATCGTGGTGTAAAGATCTTATAATTGGATCAATTACAGAAGCACCTTCAATGACTGTGTTTCCAAATGAAGAAAATTACAACGGAGTAGTTATTCAAACAGGAATTCCAGTAGTATCTATATGTGCTCATCACAACTTGCCTTTTACAGGATATGCCTCAGTAGCATATGTTCCAGGAGAAAAAGTAGTAGGATTAAGTAAGTTAAACAGAGTAGTAGATTGGTTTTCTCGTAGACCACAAATGCAAGAGTCTCTAACTCAACAAATTCATACTTTTTTATCTGAACAAATGTCTTGCAAGTCAGTAGCAGTTAGCATTGCAGCTAAACATATGTGTTGTTCAAACAGAGGCATTAAACATCCAACATCAACAATGTGCACTAATAAGTTTAGTGGAGTGTTTATGGAACCAAGTAACATGATTCGTGATGAGTTTTTACAAGCAATTATGAAAAACGGTTATTCTCTATAGTTTATGATATTTATCATAAAACATGAAAAAAACAGACTTACAACAAATCATTAGAGAAGAACTTATTACTTCTACTTATGAATTAATGTTTGAGTCTGTTAATCCTAATAACCATTATAATTTTGAACATAGTCGTAAAAATGTTTGGGTGTTTAAAGATAGAAAAGATATACCTTATTTCATAATTATTAATCAATCATTATATAAAGGTAATACTAGGGCAGAAATTAAATTTGGATGGGTTGACGATACAGGAAATAAAAGATATGATAAACCTCCAACATATGACGAAAAAATATTTAACACTTATATCTTTATTTTATTGAATGAAATCTTAAAATACTACTCAGAATATTTTACTGAGTTTTACTTAGAAGCTAACGATTCATTACGACATAGACTTTATAGACAAACTCTAAACAGTTTATTAGATAAAGATAAAGATAAATATAAATTAAATGAATTACCTGATTCTAATGTATTGTTAATCATACCAATTCCATCACCTTTATCAAATTAACCATATTTATAATAAACACAACATTATGGTACATAGATATTGGTCACCAACTCCTAAAAAATGGAGAAAAATAGGCGACAGTCTATTAGCGTCTGCAACAGTAATTGCTGTTGGTGGCGTTTGGCAATTTGATGCACTTAAAGAAGTATTTACCGCAGGACAATTAAAAGCAATGATTATCAGTTCAATTGTATTCGGAGTTGTAGGCAAATTTTTAACTAACTTCTTTAAAGAAGATTAAGGAAAGCTTGAAAAATTAAATTTTTTTACATATATTAAAATTATGAAAAAAATTACAATTTACGCACATAAAACTCATCCAGACGCAGTTATTCCTCAAATCGCTTACAACAACACAAGCGCTTGTTTTGACATAACATGCACCGAAACAACAATAATTCCAGCTAAATCATCAGCTGTGGTGCCAAATGGTTTAAACCTAACAATAGATCAACAAAAAAATTATTGGATGCAAATTCAATTACGCAGTTCTAAAGGTTTCAAACATGCTTTAATACCCCATTATGGAACAGTAGACGCAGGATACACAGGCGACTTAGGAGTAAAAATATACAATGTTGGAAATGTTGACGTGACTATTGAAAAAGGTGAACGTTACGCTCAAATAGCAGTTATAGAAAAACCACAATATGAAATTGTAGAACTAGAAGGAGACAATTGGGAAACATTTAAAAAATCTCAACAAAGAGGAGACGGTGGTTTTGGCTCATCAGGAAAGTAAATGTTAAATAAAAGTTATGTATCAAGCACTTCATTATTCATTTGAGGACTACACATATTATCTTCGAGATGATAAAAATGGATGGTCTAAATTTCAATATCAACCCACTTATTGGAAGAGAGTTGATGAATGGCAAGAAGGTGCTCAACCTATCTTAACTGGAGGATTTGCAATTCCAACTAAAAAATACAGTAAAGACAATGTAAACATATTAGAAAAAGACATTAACAAAGAACTAATACTGTTAAGGGATCTATATTCTCAATATGATGATGTAGTTCCTTCATATCACAACATCTTATACTTAGACATTGAAATTGAAATGGGGGGTGCTTTAACACCTGAATACATCAAGGCTGCTCCTATGCCTATAACTTCAATTGCTTTAATAGACATTTCTACAAAGACTAAAATATGTTTTATTGTAGACAAAAACAAGGAAATTGAAGAAGTAAATGAAAGTGGAAAACACATCATACCTTGCATTTCTGAAAAGGAATTAATTAAAAAATTCTTAAACAAATGGGAAGAGTTAGACCCAACAATAGTAGTAGGATGGAACAGTGCTTACTTTGACATTCCTTACTTATACTTTAGAATCAAACGTGTGTTAGGTAAAGATGAAGTGTTAAAATTGTCTCCAATCAGAAAAGTTCACTTTAAAGAATTTGCAGGTGCTTTACAAATTTCCATAGGAGGAGTCAACCATTTAGACTACATGTTGCTTCATAAAAAATACATTATGAAGGAAGAGCCATCATATAAATTAAATGACATTGGTTTAAAATATGTTGACTTAGGTAAGGTAGAATATGAGGGAAATTTAAATACGTTGTTTAAAAACGATTTAAATGTGTTTATTGACTATAACTTACGTGATGTTGAAATTATTGAAAAATTAGAGGAAAAACTTAAATTTATTGAATTAACCATAATGATATCTCATATATGCAACATACCTTATGAGAGCATTTACTACAACACAGTAATGAATGAAGGTGCCATTTTAAAATATCTCAAACGAGAAGGTATCATTTCACCAAACAAGCCAACAACACACAATCCATCTTTAAAAATGGCAAATGAAACATATGCTGGAGGATACATACTTGAACCAGTGCCAGGCTTGTACTTTGACGTTATAGACTTAGACTTTACATCATTGTATCCTTCAATTATCAAGTCTTTAAACTTAGGCATTGAAACATTAGTAGGCAGAATTAAAGTAGATCATAATCCAACATATGAACAAAATCACTCATTGGAAAAGCTCAAACAAAGAGATGTAAGTGAAATAGTAAATATTGAAAAGTTAAACAAAGAAAATTATACTCTTAAATCAACCAAAATAAAATTGGGAGACTTAATTGACATAATTGAAAAAAACAACTTTACAGTAGCAGCATCAGGAGCCATGTTTAGAACTGATGAACAAAGTGTAGTTGCAAAAATATTAGAAAGTTGGTTTGAAAAGAGAGAACACTATCGAACATTAAAGAAAAAAGCAGGTAAGGAAAAAGACTGGACAAAATACAATTCATATGACTTATTTCAATTTTCTTTTAAAATTTTACAAAATGCAATGTATGGTACATTTGCAAAAAATGGTTGGAGATTTACTGATGGACACTTAATATGCAGTTCAGCTATTACAAACTCAGGACAAAGACTAACAAAAGAAAGCATTAACTTTGTAAATGATAAAATTAACACTGAAATTAAAGAAAAAAAACAAAACATTTGTATTAGTGACACTGATTCACTGTACATTGTGTTGGGTGATCTTTTAAAACATAGATTTCCAAATCTTAAACAAGAAGATAAAAATGGTAAAATATTAGAATTAGCTCAAGAAATACAAAACTCATCCAATTTTTACTTAAATGAGTTAAGCAAACGTTTGTTCAACATCAAGCCCAACACTCACTACTTCCAGCTCAAACAAGAGGTAATTTGTGCTGGAGTGCTTACAACAGGCAAAAGAAGATACGCAATGTATGTTACCAACAAGGAAGGAGTAGACGTTGAAGAATTAGACATGAAAGGCATTGAGTTGATGAAGTCCAACATGAACAAACTGTTTAAAAAGTTTGGTGAAAATTTTATCAAGGATATACTGTTTGGAAAACCACAAGAAGAAATAGACAGTTCAATTGTTAACTTTTACAAGTCACTTAAAACACTAGATCCTAAAGTGTTAGGCAAACCAATGGGAGTAAAACAAATAACAAACTATCAAGTAAAAGCAACAACAGGA